CGCAGGACGTTGAGAAATTCAACGCCGCCTCCGCTGGCTCCATCCGCCTGACCACTCAAGGCATCGACGGCGACTTCCTGCAAGAGTCGTTCTGGGCTGGCCTGCACAGCGCTCAGCGCCGTGTTGACCGCTATGCCGCCAACGGCGCGCAGGCTGCAACCCCGCTGACTCAGAAGCAGTACGACTCGGTGAAGATCGCAGGCGGCTTCGGTCCGATCCTGTGGGAGCCTTCGCAGCTGTCGTGGGTTCAGAAAAACCCTGAAGAAGCCCTGGAAGTGATCAGCCGCAACCTGTCCGAAGCCATCATGTCGGACCAGCTGAACACCGCCATCGCCGCCCTGGTCGCCGCTATTGGCAACCAGCCAACCGCCACCAACGACGTGTCCGCCACTCTCGGCGTGGACTACGTCGCCATCAACAACGCGCACGCGCTGTTCGGTGATGCCTCGCAGCGTCTCATTGCGCAGGTAATGACTGGCGCCATGTACCACAAGCTGATCGGCAAGAACCTGGTCAACGCCGAGAAGCTGTTCACCTTCAGCGGTGTGCAGGTTGTCGACATCCTGGGCAAGGCCGTGATCATCACCGACGCCGCGGCTCTGTACGAGGCCGGCACTCCGAACAAGCAGAAGGTGCTGAGCCTGGCTGACGGCGCTGCGATGGTGATGGATGGTTCCGACCTGATCACCAACATCGAGACCTCCAACGGCAAGGAGCGCATCGAGACCACCATGCAAGCGGATTACACCTTCGGCATGGGCCTCAAGGGCTACACCTGGGACACCGCCAACGGTGGCAAGTCGCCAACCAGCGCCGAGCTGGCTACTGGCACCAACTGGGATCTGGTTGCGAACAGCATCAAGGCCTCGGCTGGCGTTATCACCATCGGTGACGCTACCAAGTAATCGAAATCGAGACGGCGGCCTTCGGGTCGCCTGATCCACCTTCCAGGAGTCCACCATGGACGAGAAAGTCGTTTACGAGAAGCATCCGGTCACCGCCGAGCGCAAGTCTGAACTGCGCCAGAAGGGCTACAAGATCATCGACGCCAAGTTCGCGCCGGATGACTACAAGCACCCCGAGCCGATCAAGTCCGGCAAGCCCGGTATCGTCAAGGAATAACCCATGACCGACTTCATCACTGTTGCAGACGTTGACACATTGCTGGGGTCGGGCTGGGCGGGTGCCGGTGATCCGGTTCTGTCTGTGATGCAGGCCAATGCCTGGCTGACCAGCAAGATTAAGCGTCCTGTTCCCGCCGAAGTACCGGCCGAGATCAAGCAGGCCGGCGCCCAAGTTGCAAAAATCGCCTCGACGGGTGCGCTGTATAAGGCCATCGAGCGCGAGACGGTCAGCGAGACGGTATCAGCCGCCTCGGGCACGTCCGTCAGCGAAACCTACGTTCAGGGCTCTATCGCACTGTCTTCTGGGGAGAGCTTCGCCCTGGCACTGATCTATCCCTGGATGAATGGCACCAATTCCATCCCGATGGTGAGGGGCTGAGCATGGGCCTACAGGAAAAGCTTCAGACCAAGCTGGCCAAGGCGTTCGACGGGAAGCTGGCCGATGCCGTGTCGGAGTTCGCTGGCACTTACCAGGGCCCGGGCGTCTATGACCCGGTCGAGGAAACGACTACAGCAGTCACCGTGACCTATACCGGGCGCGGCGTGATGGCCGAGTACGAAACCAAGCGCATAGACAACATCAACATCCTGTCGGGTGATCTGAAGCTGATTGCGCTGACCAATGAGCTAACCGATCGGCCTGCCGAGGGTCATACGATCACGGCGCCGGACCTGGCTGACCGGACCAAGAGCGTCAGTTACGTGGTCAAGGGTGTGCAGGTTGATCCGGCGTCGGCTACCTACCAGATACAACTGAGGGCTCCGTAAATGAACGCCAAGGCCGGATGGAGTCACAGCTTGCGCGACTTCGCCGACCAGATCGACGAGGACGTGACGCAGCATGTTCAGTCCATTGCCTTGGCGATGCTGAGCGAGGTCATCCAGCGGTCGCCGGTCGGCAATCCGGACTTGTGGAAGGCCAACACCGAGCTACGGACGAAGAACACGGCTCTGGCTGATGCCTACGACGCCAACGTCGACACCCGCAACGCGACCAACACCGGCAAGAAGAAATTCAAGAAGCTGACCCAGCGCGAGCGCAAGGAGAACTTCTTTGTCGATGCGAAGGCGGCAGGGCAGGGCTATGTAGGCGGTCGCTTCCGCGGCAGTCACACCGTGTCCATCGGTTCCCCTGACTTCACCGTGACGGAAAACATCGACCCATCAGGCAGCGAAACCCTGTCCAAGGGCTCAATGCTGATTAAGGCATCAGGAAACTACCCGGTGATCTACATCCAGACGAATTTGCCGTATGCGGAAATGCTCGAACTCGGGCATTCGACCCAGGCCCCGGGCGGCGTCTACGACCTGGCCTGGATTGGCGTATCAGAGGCCTACCGATGACCTATGAAGACATCCGCAAGCTGATCACGGCGCGCATGGTCGCCTTCACGGGCCTGCCGCAAGCCAGCATCGACTACCCGAACACCCCGACCTTCACGCCGCCGGCTGACGGCCTATGGTGCCGACTGAACATCCAGCACGCCACGGCCTTCATGGCTGGCATGGCTAACAAGCCGTACACCCGCAAGCCCGGCCAGATCAGCATCCAATGCTTCGCCAGGCTCGGCACCGGCACCAAGGCGCTCAACGTCCTGTCGGATCAGCTCGAGGGGCACTTTGCCTACTGGCAATCGGGCGACCTCGAATGTATGGAGGCGAGCCAGATCCCGGCCGGCGAGTTCGAGGGCTTCTATCAAATCAACGTCAACATCCGGTTTCGCGCCGGCTGAGGGGAATCAATGCAAAGCAAAAGCTACGTGCTAGGCGTCTCTGGATGGAAGCTCGATGAAACTACCGGCGATTTCGAACTAAATAGCGCGGACTCCGATGCTGGATACGCCTCAAGCGTCCCGCAGAAGGTCACCGTAACTTGTGGCCAATGGTCTGAATACGATCTGCCGGCTAACGCCATGGAGCGCTATGCATTCATAGGTGCAGAGCTGGCAAAAATTCCGGCCGAGCACCGTGATAGCGCAGAGTTCTCGACCGAAGACTTCTCGTTTGATCGAGATGGTTCGGACTATCGAACCACGCTGACCTGTGAGCGACTAGAGACCCCTGAAGAGGTGGCGGCTAGAGCTGAGAAGGCGAAGGTCGCAGGAACAAGAATCACGAACAAAGGCGGCGTTTTCAGCATTCATCAAGACGGCGTGCTGCGGATTCGAATTGGCAATCTATCCAGCGTCGAGCTTGTTACACCATTCGTTGTTGTGGATGGCGAAGCGTTCTTGAGCGCCGCCTTCATCGAAGACAGCACGGTCACCGCGGCCAAGATCGCTTCGAACTGGTCAGTGAAGATGGACCTGCGTGATGGCAAATATTTCGCGGCCGGAATTGGCGTTGGAGTAGCGCAGTGCTTTTGCAATGGCGGATACACCGGTGACGGCCCGAAGCCTGCTGATCGCGACCTCGTTGATCTGATCCGGGAAGCCGCATCGAAAGGCGCGAGCGACGGATACCGCGCCGCGCTGGAAGATCTCAAAAAGTCCACCTGAGCAGAACGCCTTCTGACTCATTCTTAACCCGCCTTGAGCGGGATTTTTTATGCCCGCAAATAGGAGGCTCCAATGAGCTCTGGCGCAAAAGTCGTTAGCTACATCATCCCCGAGGTGACGCCCGGCGTTACTCCCGGCACCGGCACCTGGGACACGCTGCGGCTGACCGGCAATGCCATGACCCCGACCGTCAACACGGCGACCAGCGACGAGATTACTGACTCGCGGATCAGCCAGGGCTCGGTCGTGACCAGCACCGACATTGGCGGCGACCTGACTGCCGAACTGTCCTATGGCAGCTTCGACAAGCTTCTGGAGGCCGCTTTCTACGGGGCCTGGACCGCAAACGTGCTGACCGTGGGCGACGTGCGCCACACCTTCAGCATCGCCAAGAACTACATGGACGTTGGCGTTTACTCCCTGTTCAAGGGCGTGCACATCCCGACGTTTGCCATGGACATCCCGAGCGACGGCAAGGTCACCGTGACCTTCGGCACTGCCTGCCTGGACTACACCGACAGCGATGCGCCGATCGTACTCG